TTACTTTATCATTTGCGAAAGTGTTAGGCGTTGGGTGTGGTGGTACGTCAAATAAAGGCGTAGTAAAACATCTACCTACGTCTGCGTTGTAATCATAACCCAAGCTATTACAACACGCTAGACTTAAATTACTAACGCCTCCCGTTACGTTTACTACTGTACCCGTAAGTGAAATAGCTACTTGTATATCGGTAGGACAAGCGGGCGGGGGAATATCTACGCCAAAGTTCCCGTAAGTTTTAAGTAGTTCTACTTTACAAATACCCCCCGAGCTGACGGGATAACCTTTTATACTATTTACTATATATTGGTCGCCGTTTAATTGTATTCTATTATTAAAATTAAAGTCGGCTATGTCTCTAGGCGTTAGTCTAAAATACGCTATTAACATACGACTATTTAAGTCGTAATTATTGTTAATATATGATAGCCAATATTTAGAGGCTAAACCGTTTACGGGTAAGCCCGCCCAAGTAGTCAAATAATCTGTTAAAGTACACCCCCAATTTATACTAAACATAGTACTAGACTGTATACCGTATTGCTCTGACCAAGCGCTAAAAAAAGGCGCTACTGTTTTTATTACTCCGCCCCCGTTATCTGTTGCTCTTAACCTATAATTTTTACCGTTAGCTACTGTTACTTTACCGTGATAAAAACTAAGTCGTATACCGCCTACATTTTTAAACTCTTCGCCCTCGGGTACTATTATAGGACTACTAAAAAATTCGCCGTCATTTATAGGGTAATTAATTGTAGGGCTAAACACACTAGTAAAACTGTTTACTTTGTCTGTAAATTCGTTATTTAACTCTCGTACATATTCGCCCCAAGTATACGCACCTTTAGTACTTTGGTATACGTAGTCATCGCTAGGTGTATCTTTAAATTGCACCTTACGACCGCTAAACTTTGTAGGCGGTACTATTTGTACGTCTTTAGTAAAGTCTATTTTATCGTCCCAATTTACACTAGCCCCGCTACTCATATAGTCGTCGTACGTCTCTATAGTAAGTTGTTTACTATTGTTTTTATCGGGTATTACTACAAGGTTAAATTTACGTACTACGCTACTAAAAAAGTCTAACGCATTTAGACCCGCAAATAAAGTACTAAAACTTACTGTACCGTCTGTTACGTCTGCGTCTAAAAGCTCTATTTGTAGGTTTGCGTTAGTAAGGTTTACCGTAGTACCCGATGGTACGTTAGACTGCGCTAAACTAGTAGGCGTATATATAGATACAAATACGCCCGTTATAGCTGCTAGGTTGCACTCTACTATACCTAGGTAAGACGTACCGCTACCTATTACTTGGTTGCTACTCATAGCGGGAAAATACGCGACATTTAGAGCGTTTTGTCCTTGGTTACCGCCTTGTAATATTTGTATAAAATAAGGGCTATCTGTATGTGAGCCACTAGCAAAAGCTATATCTACGCTTAAAGTAAACCTATATACACCCGCGTACTGAGGGCTAAATACTGAGGTATTTGTTGCGTTATTTGGTGTAAACCTATTAGCCTCGTCTAGTACTTCTGTATGCGTCTCTACGCATTTAGTAAAACTACCCCCATACGTAAAACTGTCGGTTACCGAATTATTAGCTTTTATTTTATAGTAGCTAAATGGTGTATTTGTTACTAAACTTTCGCTAGCGTTATAGTTAGCGTCTACGTATATTTTTTGAAATAGTGCCGAATTTAAAAACGTACTAGTAAAGCTATAACCTTTAGCGTTTAGCATCTTAGTAATTAAGGCTAGTAGTTTTACTTGTGGGCGTAGGTGTTTTATGTTAATTATGTTAGTACCGTTTATAGGGAACGGGCTTACGGTGTTAGTTACAAAAGTACTAGATAAACTAGTAGCTAGTCCGCTACCATAATCGTATAAACTATATATAACGTCGCCCGACTCTATACTATTAGTATCAAAACTGTTAAATACGTTAGTAGTTGTAGGCGCGTGGTCGTAATCTTCAAAATTTATATCACTTATTTTAAACTTTTTAAGGTCGTCTATTAGGTTTACGCTATTGCTAAATAGTATTACCTCGTACTCGTATCTGTTACCCTTTCTTAAATATACATTAGCTAACTGTAAATAACCCGTAAATACTTCTATAGTGTCTTGTAATAGGTAAGCCTCAGCTTTGAAGTAAGGGTTAAAGTTATTATTTGTACCGTCGTTAAAACTACCTACCATAAAGTAGTTAGCAAAATATTTATCGTTTACTACGCTACTAGGTAATCTAAAGTTATACGTATGGCTACCTTTTGTTTTAAGGTCTGTAATATCTTTAAAATTAAAGTCAGCCGTAATAGGTTGCCCCTCTAGTATATCTAGGTAATGTTTGTTACCGTCGCTATCTATTGCTACAAGTGTACTAGCCATTAGTATATAATATTGTTATACGTTGGTACGCTATATCTAAATGTAAGCGTATAGTTTTGTTGCGTGTAATGTTTGTTAAGGTTGTTTATATCCTCAATACTAGAACTCTCTAATATAACCGCTCTAGCTGACCCGTCAGCGTTTATATAATGTATTAAAGGACTTAAAAACATCTCTTTGACTTTTACTATATCAACATCTGACAAGTTACCCGTATTTATTGTAAACGTCTCTTTAAAATCAGTACTTATAGTACGTTCGCCTTGATGTGCTACAAAAGGCGTATAAGGTCGCTCTTTGTAACGGTCGTTACTATTACCTAATAAATAACTATCGTTATACTTAAATACTGAACTATTAATAGTTGTATTATTACTGCTTATATTATCGGTGCGTAACTCAAAAAAGTTTATATACTCATATACTCCTAAGTCGTTTATATAGGCGAACCTTTGTTTATCGTATTTTAAACATTGTGTATCATCTTGTATAGTAAATTTATATACTTTACTATCGCCCGCGCCCGTACTAGCAATTGCTTGTACTTCGTAGTAGGCTAAATTAGTAAAGTCTTTAGGTCTTACAAAAGTTAGACTACCTAAAGTAGCGGGTAGCCTATCTAAGTTTGCGGGATATACTGCACAATGTAAAAGCATTTTACCATCTTCAGCGCCCGTACCCGCACCACTAAATAAAGCCCCCCCGTTAGCGTCAGTATTTAATAATGTCGTAGCCCCTAGTATACCGTTATTTGAATAGTAACTAATTTTTATAGCGTAAGGGCTAGCTTGACTTGATGCATTTACGTCTTTTGTTCTGTTTAAAAAAGCTACAGTACCGTAGTCAGTACTTAAACAATTAACACTTTGTATAAAACCCGTTATAGGGTCATGGTTATGGCTTAAAAATTCTTTACTAGGTGTACCCAATTTATATTGAGTATAGTTTACGTTAATTAAGTCGCTTTGTTTATCATAACCCGTAAGTACGTAGTACTTATCAGTAGCTGACCCGCTCGCTTGTTTTGTTGGTACACCCGTAGCCGTTGTACTATAAAAATCGTATAGCGTTGCTTGTACCATAGCGCCACCACTACCGCCCGTACTGTACATAGCCATATTTGTAAATTCTTCGTCGTTTGAATTACCTACGTAATAAGGCATACCGTGTATATTTTGCTGAAACTCGTTAAAATAGTCGTCTACATTTTCGCCTAGTTGTGGTATGGTACGTTTTTGTTGTACGGCTATAGGCTTTACTACAGTTTGCAATATTTTAGTAATGTTTATTATACCGTAGTTATTAGCGTTAGGTCTAAAAGTGTATGCAAATGTTTCTGTACTACCTACCTCGCCTATTTCTAGCTCTAGGTAAAATCTATAGTTAAATACGTTAGTAGTTCCTATTTTATCACTACTACAAGTTATTAACCTTTTGCCCGAGCTTCTTACGTAGTCGTTTGCGTTAAAGTTTGCGTTTGTTATTGCCATTACTTTACTATGTCTTTAAAATTTTTAAACGTGTCTTTTACCATACCCCTAGCTAAGTCTACTATAAACCTTTTTTTTGTTTCTTCTATAGCGTCTTTAAAAAAGTGTCTAGGTGCTATACCCTTATTAGCTATACTACGCCCTATTAAAAATGATGCTTGTTTTTTTGCTTGCTCTGTAGGGCTTATAAATTGATTAGTAGCTAAGTCTCTAAGTTTTATAGGTTTAGTATTTATCCAATTTTCTACTACGCCTTGCGGTAGGTTTTGGCTTTTAAATTTAAACGGGCTTTTACTAGCTGACGCATAAGTAGAGGTACTACCTTTTACCCCTTGCTCTATAAAGTCGGCGTAATTTTGGTTACTAGTAAACCTTATATTTAGTTTGTTTTGCGACTTTACTAGTTTATAGCTAAGACCTTTAGCTAGAGCTCCCGTATTGTCGGTTACCCTATTCTTACCGTTTATTTTCTTTTTTATTTTAAGGTTACGCTTTGCTCGTTTTACTACCTCTTTGGCGTATACGTTCATAGCGTTGATAGTGTTAGTATCTATAACCCCTATAACCCGTTTAGCCATTTAATAGTCCTTTTTATTGCCGTATCGTCCGCTCCTTGCTGACTAAATATATACTCTTGTACCATAAAGTTACTATTACTACCTACAGTTTCACTTATACCTATATTTACTTGTCCCGTACCCGTTATATTATTGTCTGTATTTAGCTCTAATTTGTCTACCTCGCTATAGTAAAAATTTACTTTCTTATCTTCTACTATTTGTATAGCTAAAACTAAAGGCTCTTTACGTATAATAAAATCGTTGTTTTGTACACTAGTAGCGTCTGTAATACCCGTAATAGTTTTAGGTGTTGTAGCCGTGCCGTTTTTATCTTTTAAAAGAGTACCGTTGTTACTTGTTATTAAATTTAAACTTTCGTTATTAGTTGGGTTATCTATTTTTAATAGTGTGTTAATGCCTCCCGTAATATTTGTATACTTAATAAAAAATACTTGCCCTATAGCTATAGTTATGTTATCAAAAAAATAACCACCTATAAAATGTATAGCCGTATTTCTAAAATTATAGTCTAGTGTTAGTTGCTCACTTGTTACAAAACCCGTTAAAGTTCCTAGTGAATTTTTATCTAGTATAGGTAGCCATCCACTTAAAAAATTACTACTAGGTAAATAGTTTATTTTGTCTTGTTGTTGTATTGTAGCACTATACCAAGTACCGTTTAAATTAATATTTGCTATAGGTGTAGTAGGTGTTGTATAATTCCATTTAACAATAGGCGCGTAAGGTATGTTACAAGGCTCGCTTTCGTTAATGCCCTCTATAGTCATTAAAGTAGACCACCCTACTACTCTATTATTGTAGTTACCCGTTATAGGTGTACAACTTAAAGCGTTACCCGTTAGCTTAGTTTCGGGTGTTACTATACTACTACCTTTTAAAAATTCAGTTTGTAAGTCTTGTAGTATTTGTAGTGTATTAGATAGTGCGTATTTTTCGTTGTCTTTTTGGTCGCCCTTATCGTCTATAATTTCTATAAGCATTACGTTTATATCGTAGCTTATTACTCTCTCGTCTATGTTAGCACCCGTTACGCCAACGTGCAATAAAGGGTACTCGGTAGTTTTCTCAAGGTCTGCGTCTTCTATGTCGCCAAAGCTAAAGCTATTTATTTGGGTGTGCTTGTCTGCTACCTCTCTAAAATACTCTACTATTCCGTTGTACGTTATCATTTTTTTGCTTTTGTTTTCTGTTTTGCTCTCTAGCCTTATCTATATCGTAGCTAAGTTTTGTAAGGCATTGTAAAAACGGTAGCTTAGTTACGTCGTCGTATTTTGTTACGTCGCCACTTGCTAGCGTATCTATGATACCAAGCCACCCGTAGGCTCTTGCGACTTCGCTACTATCCCCGCCCCCTCTATAGAGGCTTGGAAACTTAAAAGGCATTTGCTCCCTAAACCGTAAAAAAAAACCGTAAGCCCGTTTACTACGTCCATATTTACGCGCTTAAATTTCTCGGCGTTGTCTTGGTGTTTAGTGTCGTACGGCTCTATGTTATATTTACCTTTTTTCTCTTCTGTTATAGGTCTATATAATACTGCTAGCACTTTATGGAAACCGCCTATATTTTCTTTTGTAAACTCTTCTATGTCTACATACTCGCCAAAAGTCATACTATCAAGTTGTGGGTGTACGCCATAGGTTACACCGTCTAACTCTATTTTATTTATTAGGCTTTTATTGAGCTCTACCTTTATTAGCTTATTTAAGCTATTATATACTTTTTTTAAGTCCTCTAGTTTAAACCTCTTTACTATGTCAGTAGAGACGTTACAAAAGCTACTAATAGTATTATAAATTACGTCGGTAGGCTCTTTACTTTCACTTGTTGCTACATACTTTTGATAGTTGCCTAGTGTTACCTCGCCCCAACTTTGGGGTACGTTTAGTATAACTTCTTTTTTCATTCTATATATACAAAGGTTAGTTTTATTAAAAGTTATTAAATTATAGCGTAGTCGCCGTAGTTACCTTTTGCCTCATACCACCACCGCATAATAATAGCGTCAGCAAAGTCGGGGCTACGCCCTAGCTTACTCTTTACTACGTCTTTACTCTCTATAGCTAGTTTTTGCGTGTCCTTGTCTACCTTATCGCGCTTAACTACCTCTAGCTCTTCTATTATCTCTTTACGGTATTTAATACTAGTTATATGTACCCTACCGTTGTTTACGTCGTCTGCAAACTTATAGTAGCATTGTGTTTTAAGGTTTTGATAGTTTTGACCCTTTAAGGCTTTAGACCCGTTTACAAATGATACGCACCCGCTTAATATATCTACTAAGCCACCACCTACGCCGTCAGCGTCTATAACTATTTTACTCATAGGTACGCTATGCTCGTTAGCCATATCTTTAATACGTTGGGCTAATTGTGTTATAGTATTCTTATCTAGCTTTACTATATGCTCTAGTCGTTTACCGTTCCATACACATATAATACTTTTATCGCTACCTAAACGGGCAACGTCTACGCTAATATACTTAGCCCCGCCGTCTATAAATGTATTAGTAAATAAGTCGCCTAGGGCGTTGTAATTAAATAGTAGTGCGTCGTCGTCTGAGTATTCCCAATTACCGTATAGTAGCCTAGACTTAGTTAAAGGGTCTAGCTTTTCTAATTGGTTTATATAGTGCGGGCTTAAATACTTGTTATCTGTTGCTAGTGCTTTTATAAACTTTCTATACTCGGGTAGTTTACCCTCTACGTCGGGGCGGTAGTACTTTGTATATAGCCACCCTTTAGACGGGTTACACGTTAGTAGTATTTTAGGTATTAGGTTATTCTCTGTTAGTTTATAACGTATTCTACTCTTAAGTATATCTACTGCCTTTTCGGTTACCTCTGCGCTCTCATCTATAAAAGCGTCTGTAATTTCTAAACCCCCTAGGCTTGTAAATTCGGGGTCGCTTGGTTGTTTAAATAAGTCTTTAAGATATATTATAGAGCCGTTAGTAAATGTTATAGTACTGTCTTGTCCGTTATACTTAAAATCTATATTTGGCTCTAACCCTACGAGCTCGCTCATTTCAAAGAACGTATTTAAGGTAGTAGCTTTTAAGTTCTTTAAAACAGACCTACCTATAACTGACCTAGTACCCGCATATTGTAGCCGTCTAAATATTTGCCATAAGCACCCTAAAGCGCTTTTACCCGAGCCCGCACCACCGCCATAAAGTAACTCTGTAGTCGTACTATCCTCTAATACTTTTAAGGCTTTTAACTGTTTAGGGAATAGTTTAATATGTACGGCTTGCGTTTCCACTTATTTACTCTTCCGTGCTAGATACGTTTATTATTACTTGTTTGTCTCTTATTTCGTGCTCTATCTCTTGGCGTTGTAGTTTTGGTACTACAAACTCTGACATCTTTAACAAAATGTTTAGCGCTTTTTCGGGGTCTTCCTCAGCTACATCAGATAACCAAACTTTCATATTGTCAAGGTTGCCCTCTACTAATAATTTAAAAGCCTCTCGTATTTCTTTTGTCGCCTTGTTAGGTACTCCTTTACGACTACCCGCTAATTTGTTGCCTACCTTAAAACTCATATATATGTCTCTTTATGTCTCTTTGACGTTATTTTTCGTAATCTTCTAGTATTTTTTGTAAGTCGTTAATAGTCTTTACTACACAACTAGGACAACTAGACGGTTGAGTATTACTACCTAAGTATTTACGGTGTAATTGTGCTAGTCTATTATTTTGTTCTCTGCTTACTTTATCTACTGTAAGGCTTAGTAGTTCTTTTAGTTCTTTATATTCTATATCGCTCATATACACCTCGCCCCACTTACCTATAGGGCAGTTACTAAACTTTAGTCTAGTCTTTATATTCATAAAGCACCCGCATAACTTATACTCTTTACGTCTATACATTACTGTATTGCCTACTATAGGCGTACCGCAAGTACTAGTCTTTTTTTTAAAAAATTTACATTTCCTACAAGTGTGTAGCCTTTTATTTTGTACGTCAGTCGGTGCAAACATTTACTAGCTCTTTTAGTTTTTTCTTTACTTTTCTTACTGTGTTAAATAATGATATTTGAGGTATGCCCGTTTCTATTGCTAGTTCGTTATACGTAAGGTTACCCTCATAGTATAATAAAAATACGTTACGCTCATAATAGTCAAACTTTAACAAAGAGGTGTTTAATCTTACATTTAAGAGCGTTTTATAGTCTTTGGGTATATCTTTAGCCTTATCGTTTAGTATGTACTCTATATCGCTTATATTTACGTTTACCTTGTTTTTATTATATAGTAT